GAGATAATCTTCGATGGGCTCTGTTGTTATGATGAGAAGTCCAGGCAAGTGCTTAATGCAGAGCGGCGGCTGGTTCAACTTTCGGGCCTGATAATCATCGAGGGGGATATTAACCCAAGCAAGAAAATTGAGGGCTACGTGCTGATTGGAACAGATCAAAAGAACATCTACCAAACGAAGCGGCCGCGTAATCCGGACGGTAGCGTGTTCAGTACAGAACTGGAGCTGAGCTGAGCTGATGAAGGTAACCACAAAGGTCACACTCAACCAGGCAGCTCTAAATAATTTAGATAAGATCCAGCAGCAGGCGATTGAAATGACGGCTGAAGCGGTCAAATCTGATATCGTGACTTCTGCAGTCGTCCCGAAGCAAACAGGGGAGCTGGAGCGCAGTGGACATGTGGTTGTAGAGCAGGGAAAGGCAAGGATCGTTTTCGACACTCCTTATGCTCGTCGTTTGTACTGGCACCCAGAATACAACTTCCGGACAGATAAGAACAGCAATGCCCAGGGAAAGTGGATGGAGCCATATTTGAGTGGTGACAAGAAGAAGTTCGTCGTAAAGACATACGGCACGTTCCTTAGGATGGCAGCGAAGGGGTTGATCAAATGATGACGTTGGCCGAAGTTAGGGACTGGCTCAAAACACAGATCGACTGCCCACAATGGTATTCCGGAAAGATAGATGGCAGCAAGCAGCAGTGCATTGGCCTCTACAATACGACCGGCGCCCCTGTTCACCTGGCCGTGGGTGGCATTGAAGCAACTGGTTACCTGGTCAAGGCTGTTTCAATTCTTATCCACTGGGGAAAGAACGCAAACACAGCAGAGCAGAAGGCACAGGAGGTATACGCTGCTCTATTTGGACAGCAAGCAGTGATCAATGGGAAAAGAGTCATTATGTTTAAGATGCCACAGCCAGAGCCGATAAGTGTTGGAACAGATAGCGAAGGCGTGTATGAATATGTGATTGAAACGCACATTTATTATGAAAGGTAGTGAGAGTATGGGAGTAGTATCGAGCGGTGTTTTTCCCGTCTTCAATATCGGCTTTAAAGTCGGTACCAAAGGCCGGGAGAGCGCAGATCAGGAAATGGTGATCATCAAGGAAATGGAGACATTCCAGATCTCTATTGACGGTAACGTCGAAGAATGGACCCCGATGGAAACTGAGGGCTGGACACGCCGCCTCATGACAGGAAAAAGCTTCAGCCTGACTCTGAATGGTAAACGGCATGTCGGTGATCCAGGTAATGATTATATTGCAAATACAGCATGGAAGAGTGGACTGGATTGCTCCACGAAGTTCCAAGTTGATTTCCCTTCCGGCGCGAAGTTGGAATTCGATTGTGTGCTAAACGTAACGGAGGCAGAGGGTGGAGACAGTACAGCAGTCGCAGCGCTGTCTGTGGAGGCAATGAGCGATGGAAAACCAAAATACACGCCTGCACCAGCAAAGCCTTAAAAATTGTTCAATGAAGGGAATTGATTAATAATGGCTAAAACAATTGATATTTCATCGAAACTAACTAATGAACGTCCGAAGCTTAAACTGGCTGAGGACAAGGTATATGAAATTGATGATCGTAAAAATACGGTGCTTGTACTGAATCAGAAAATCGCTGAGTCAGACATGAATGATCCCAAGAAGCTTGATGAAGTCCTGGAGCTGTTATTGGGCAAGAAGGCTATCAAGGAAATCGGCGAGATGAGCCTTTCCTTTGCAGACTATCAGACAATCTTTATTGCGGTCATGGCTGGAGCACTTGGAGAGGATTTCGAGACGGTGAATGCTCGATTTCAAGCAGCACGTAAAGCAATCTGAGATCTGGTATGACCTTTATGACGATTGGGATCTGATTGAAGCGACATTCGCTTCGCAATACGGAATACGGATGCGTAGCGAGCCTGATATGACATGGAGTGAGTTTTGTACGCTCTTAGCTGGCATCATGCCAGAAACACCTCTCGGGCAAATGGTGAATATCCGTAGTGAGAACGATAAGGAGCGTCTAAAACAGTTCTCAAAGGAGCAGCACCGAATCCGTAACGAGTGGAGAACTCGGAAGGTAAGGGATGTTGAATTCAATCCACTTGAAGCTGCAAAAGCGATTGAACAGTTCGAAAAAATGATAGCCCAAGCATTTGGCTAGGCACTCTCTTTGAGGGTGCCTTTTCGCTTGTCAGAAGGGAGGTGAACGGATGTCAGAAGAGGTAGGTAAAGTCAGTCTTGGGCTTGAGTTCAGCGGGGATTACAGCAAGCAGATTCCTAAGATTGCTAGTGAGATGGGTGACAGTTTAGGTAAGGCATTCGGCGCGACTTTGAGAGGATTGGACCTGACTTCACCTTTTAAGGCTGCTGTACAGGGGGCCTCAGACTTTGTGGATACCATGAAAAAGGTTACCACTGAGGTAAATAGTGTGGAGAAGGCGCTCAGTGGTATATCCACGAAAATGAAGTCACTAGTTGTGCCAGCATTACCGGACAATCCTACTTCAGCTGGAGCACCAATGGCGGCCGTAACTCAACCTAAGACAGCTAAATCGAATACCTCACCCATTGATACTGAGGCGGCCAAAGCTGAGATAGAAGGACTAACTGCAACGCTGGATAACGTGAATGCAAAGATTGAGATTCAGCAGCGGAAGCTGGGCGATCTTAAAGAGGCGTATGAGAACACATTCAGCGACTCTAAAAGGAATAAGTTGCAGGAGAAGATTGTCAATACAGAAGCTACGTTGCTGCGTCTCACAGCGGCATCTGATCGCACTGCCAATAAAATATGGAAACTAGAGGACAGCCTTGATAGTGTCAAGAACAGCGCCAGCCAAGCTGATGCGTCTGTAAAAAAGGTTACAATAGATACAGACAATCTTGGGAAGAAAGCAGGCAAAGCAGCCAAGCAGATGAAGGACTCAAAAACGGGGATGGAATCTGTTTCTAGAGCTGCTGACAAAGCAGGTACATCGGTAGGGAAAGCTGGCGGCAGTGCCGGTAGAATGGGTAACCAGTTTACTCAGGCTTTTTCCCGGATCTTGAAGCAGGTCTTTGTGTTCTCGATCCTATATAGGGCAGTACATGACTTCAATTCCTATATGGGTGCTTCGCTTAAAACAAACGCCGAATTCGCGGCCAGTTTGAATGCGATACAGACGAACCTTCGGGTTGCGTTCCAACCCATATACGATGCTATCCTTCCAGCTATCAACGCCTTGATGTCGTTTCTAGCTAAGGCCACGGCCTACATAGCGGCGTTTATATCGGCTCTCTTCGGTAAGACATACAAGCAGTCATATGACGCAGCCAAGGGAATTGAGACCGCCAAAAAGGCTATGGATGGGTATGGTAAGAAAGCAAAGAAGGCCGGTAAGGATGCCAAGGGGGCGCTGGCAAGCTTCGATGAGCTGAACACTTTGGATTTCAGTAAGAAAGACGATTCGCCTGATGCCGGTGGTGGAAAAGACTTTGAGATGAAGATGCCTGAAATGGATATCGACGGTATCCAAACTCAGATGGACAAACTGGCCGCTGACGTTAAAGCCGCTTTTGATGGGGCTTGGCAAGGGGTGAAGTCCGGATGGGATTGGCTGGTGTCAACGTTCGGCCCGAGTTTTCAAATTGCGTGGGGAGAGATATCTCCAGTTTTGGATCGCGGAAAAGAACAGTTTAGAAAGATGTTCAATGACGTCTTGACTTTAGGTGAGCCGCTAAAGAACTGGATCCATACTGGACTGATCCCGTTTTGGCAGAAGGGCATAGAGCTTGCTGGGCATGTACTGGCGGGCTTAGGTGATAGTGCACTTAATGTTGTTGAGACTCTTTGGGATTCTGTCTTCCCAATCCTATCTAAGTTCGTTAGTGAGGGGCTCCCGATGCTGACCGATTTCATGATGGGTGCGCAGGATATATTCGGAAGACTATTTGATGTTGCCAAGCAGATTTTCGACGACATTTGGCGCGGGGCCGTTGACCCAGCCATGAAGTTAATATCAAAGGTTGTCCAGGATACTCTCGACATCATTTTCAAATGGTGGGGAGAATGGGGCAAAAAGATTATCGGCGGACTTAAGGACACATTAGATGGGATTAAGAAGTTATGGGATAGCCTATGGAATGGGTTCCTCAAGCCTTTCGTAACCAGTATGTTAAACATGCTGACTCAGCTATGGGATAAGCATCTGAAAGGCCTTGTCAAGGAAGTTATGGATTTTGTCGGCAAGCTTGCTTCAGCTGCACTCGATATTCT